AACGAGTTCATCTGTAGTGAGGATCTTCACACCTGACAGCATACCCAATACGTGGTGACCGCTCATTACTTGTATACAATGCATCTTTTTAAACTTGAGGAGCTAGATAAAAGCACATAGTTCCTAGATTTGCGACACTGTACTTGAACACTATAGGTTCGTCCTTTGTCTCGTCTTGGATTATCTGAACGAGCGGACACAATATTGTCGCCTTTGTGAAGAGTGAAATATATTTGAGACTAAAAACACCCGATGAAGTCCCTTTTATATCATCATTTTGCTCGAGCTGAGTTTCCTTTGTTGCAAAATCACCTGACGATGCAAATGTGAGCATATTCTTCGTTCGCTCAATTTTCATGTCAGATCCTATATTTACCATATCCCTCACAATTTTTTGGAATTCAACCGAACTAATTGATGTATACACTTTTGTAGATCCGTGCTCCTTTTCATCCGGTATCTCCAAAAGATCGTCGTTGAGATCCAAAAGCTTCACCTTGAACGTACTGGAACTCTTCTTTGTTGAATTCGTCACGTGGATAATCAGATCTTCGTCGGTATTTGTAATTGATATAATATCATTGTTCGATATTGATTTGAGAAGCTTGAATATATTTGACATGTTCATACCAACAGTAACATCTTCTGGACATGAATATTCTTCAAAGTTTTCTGCGTGTAGTATGACATGAATAAGTGTCACTCTAGCAACATCAAGAGCAACTATCTTCATGCCAGTCTTGTCAAAATACACATTCACATCATTGATTATATCCTTGAGAATCTCAACGAGAGATTTTATGGCAACAGCCTGAATGGTCTTTAGTTGAACGACCATATCTATTTTTACACACCAACCTTCTTTTTAATATCCGCATACGCATCATTAAGTGGACGTTCTATGCGATCCTGAAGCTCTCGGGTCATTTGAGGCGCGAGACTTATGCCGTATGCATCAAGGGGGAACCCATCACCAACCCCGTCATACGGCTCATCGAATGATGAAGCGAGTTTACAGTTTCCGCATCCTTCGAACGTCGTAGGGATCATATTTTCGAGCCATCTTAACACCTCTACATCAACATGTTTTTCACCACTTGATGTTATGATGGTTGGCACTCTGTCAATGCCCCTAGGTACGCCTTGAGTCATAATATCATGAGTCTTGAGTAACGGAATAATGACTGGGTTGCTTTTAATGAAATCAATAACTTCAGCACAAAATTTGCATTTCTGACTGCTGTAAATTAGGACAGCTGACATTTATTTTGATTTTCTATTTTAAATGAGAGAATTGATCGCATGTGTAGTCGCTCTAGGAGTTCTTTTGTACTTGACCAAGGACAAGCGCCTCACAAGTGACCCCCCCAAAAAGGAAATGTTCCAAGTTGAAGCTCTTCAAAATGCACTCAATATGCTCCATGAACGTGATGCGGGTATATATCCTATAGATACAGTGTACTTTAACGATAATGGAAATGGGCGTTTTTCAGGTCGGTTTATGTTTCTGAATACAAAGGACTTCTCAGGGGTTCAATATGATGTTGAAACAGATGGCAAATCTCTCACATCAGTAACGCAAAGTGTACCTTCAAATTATCAAAACCCTTTTTCAGGCTATACAAAGCAAATGGATTTTTCAGGCATTACAGTTGATAAGCCAGCAGTGGACATGAGTAAGATTTGGGAAAATTATAGAGTATCGATACAGTAAGGATGATACACGCTCACACATTCAAAGAGAAGGAGAGTATAAAAAAGGAGATGAAGAGAGATATGTACAAGAAAATCCTGACGCAATTTTGTAAAAAGATTGAAACGTACAATTCATTCGGAAAGAAAGATGTTATTCTTCAAGTTCCTGAATTTTACTTTGGTGTACCATCATACGATGTCTACCAAGTTTCCGTGTATATACAACGTCAGTTGACTCTGCTCGGGTATAGGACAAGTGTACTTAACTCACGCGGAACTATTCACGCCGCGTGGGGCGGTGTGGAAAAACCAGAGCCTTCACATACCCAACAGCCAGAAGACGATTTACCAAGCCTCGCAAATTTAAAAAAGGCTGCGGATACTCTACGTAAAAAATTTGAAAAGAACAAGTAAATGGAAACCATCGAGTTACTTACAGAGGAAGTATCTGAGCACATGATCCCTGTAATTAAAGATTTTTTACTCGATGTGTATGAAAACCCTGACAAGTTTCTTGATGCTTCCCAAAGTGCAACAAACAGTAAACTCATAAAGTTTCAGATGGTGCTTAAAAAAGTTCCAAATTGGACACATGCTCAAATTAAAGAAAAAATGGCAGAAATTGTGAGCAGGTGTTCGTGGTTCAAGGATCTTATGGTTGGGTTATTTGTCGCGTACATTAACAAACTCGCCGCAAACTTACGAACCAATTCATCGGGTGGAAAACTAAATATTAAACTTCCATCAGATGAAACATTCATACAGACATGCTTTGTTCGATGTGCTCATGATCTCTATGAAAATCCATACGTCATGACAACGAGCGAACCAGAACGCTCAAAAAATCTAGATGAACGGATTTATAAAAATCTTATAAAATCAATCAAGAAACTCATACCGATAAAGGCCATACTTGATAGCCGAATCCCGGCAGTCGGAGATTCAATGGCATTCGAACCAGAAACGCCAGCTCCATTACCCGTATCTGCACCCGAGCCGGCACCCGAACCTGGGCCCGAGCCGGGGCCCGAACCAGCCGTCGCCGAGCCGGGACCAGCGACTGTTCCAGATCAGGAGGAGGAGGAGGAGGAGACAAGAGACATTCCACAAAAACCAGATCTCTTTCCGGATGCACCCGAAGAAAAAAATACCATGATAGAACAAGATGCTTGATACATACATGAAGAATCCTCTCAGTGCAGCAGCATTTGCTGCCATCATTACAATGTTCGTCGTGTACTTTACAAAAGGCACTAAAGAAGTTTCCAACTCAGCATACACCAAACCCGCCCTTTTTGTCGCTGTTCTAGTCTATTTCATAGTCTATTCCGGTAACGGAAAATACGAAACCATCTCTAAAGAACCATTCTAACCACCTCGCCATTGTCGTCGCGCTCAAACTTCTGATCAGTACGTGACACGAATCCATCCATCCAGCCGTCACAGCACATGAGATCATTCACAACACTGTTCGTACCCCAGTACGGGTGCTCGATGACAGGACCCTTCATCTTGTGCGCGAGGGTACAGCACGTGTATCCATCAATATCCACAGTGTGACCACAGTTCAGAACCAGATTGTACACTGGCTCTGAACTCGTATACTTGAACCCACCCAGATCGGTCGGGTAGACCCAGTCCTTGTCCACCTTGATGGGGTGCCACGGTGTGATGCACAAATTCCCAAGCTTGACAAGGTCGTGCGTATCCTTAGTCAGCTTGTACTCGACAACGCACATCACCTCAAACCCACCAAAGACAATGTCACCCACGCGGACATCCTTGATGAGCTTATTGGTTCCGTCACTCATCGAAACCATGCAGTGGCCGTCAAAGCATCCGCACACACCGCAGATACACTGGCGGTATCCGCGAACGCCACACATACCCCGCTCGGGGCGAGAGAACTGCGGCGGCGGAGGAGGGTTAGAGGGCTTGGAAGGAGTCTGCGACATTTTTATACCTATTCATACTATTTTTTAAAATCATTGTTCACATAACTTATTTTTTCTTAATGTATATCTTTCGATTACCTTCCATGACGAACCGACCACCTTTGGCACCCGTGTGAATTTTTCTACCCTTTGAGTTGACTGAACGCGGGCTCCCGGGGCTCGCGTTTTTTCGCGGAACAGTCTTTATATATATCTTTCGATTACCTTCCAGGACGAATCGACCTCCTTTGGCACCCGTGTGAATTTTTCTACCCTTTGAGTTGACTATTACCAGTGGACTCGCGTGGCTCGCGTTTTTTTGCGGAACAGTCTTTATATATATCTTTCGAGTACCTTCCAGGACGAATCGACCTCCTTTGGCACCCATGTGAATTTCGCGACCTTTTTTATTCGTTTCTTTCTCGCGAGTAAATTCATATTTGTTAAAGTGGGGTAATTTTGAAGGGTTCACGTACATTATTGTAGAATAGTGAATCTCATTATAAAAATGTGGTCTATAATGCGAAAGTATTCTTTCTAATCCTTCTTCTGTAGTCCAATCCTCCTCGAATGATTTACCGCCGTTAGAATCTACAACTATGTACTTGTCATCGGGCGTTACAATTCCAGCAAGTGCGTGTGAAAGCATGCGTGTACCGTTATGACCAGCAATTATCATGACGCAATTATCAAGTTTATAATCACCCATTTCTTTACTGGCATATCGTTGATTCATATATCCCCGTGGATTAAGAGCGTTTCTTTTAGATATTATATACGAGTTAGTGACTTTACTTCCGAGAAACGATTGAAAAGGTATGTCAAGACCGTACAGAATGTTTTCACGTTGTTCTGCTGGGTATGCACCTGTTTTAAAGAATTCGGGATGTTCTTTGAAATTTGCTATATTTTCATGAAGATTTGGGCTGAGACCTTTTGCGTGCTGTACCTGGTAAAACCAGAAATCATATGCAAACTTGTAAAAATAAAATTTACGTACAGCTGGATCGCGTACACATTTAAAACCACCACCTCCTATAAATTCAGCTTTCTTTTGATCAGAAAGTGTATTATAAAATTCAATCATATACTTGAAAATAACACGCCTACCGTATTTACTAAGAAGTAACGCATTTAAATTAGAATAAAACCAGCACGTACCCTTTGTCTGTATAAGTAATTTTGTCATTTCCTATAGACAGGAAAAATATTGAAATTTATGACTTATATTCATTCCTTCTATTTCATTTGAAGTGTCAATGGAAGATGGCACCATGGATGGAACTGGGGGAGACGGAGTCGGCACCATGGATGGAACTGGGGGAGAAGGGGGGTGCATTATTGCCGGTGCATATGATCTACGGTTCATCATGGCTGGAGAAGGCTGAACATGTGCCTGCGAAGGAGGCATCATGACTGGAGAAGGCTGAACAGGTGCCTGCGAAGGAGGCATCATGTCTGGAGAAGGAGAAGGAGACGATGATACTGGCGCCATCGACATCATTTAATATCATGCAAACATATTATTTTTTATTTCAACTTGTGAACAAAAGTCATCGATAGATTCCAGTGGATTTTTATAATTCCTGAAAAGGTATTCTATAAGTCCAGCCATTGAAATATCCTTTGGCATTTTTTCATAAAATTCTTCAAATGTATCAAGTCCTGTAAGATCTTTGTATGCATTCTTCATTTCATTCTTCCTGGGAGTATCAAATTGAATTATTCTATCTACCCGCCCTGGTCTAATGAGAGCAGGGTCAAGTCTATCAGGATTATTTGCAGTGAGGAAAGTTACCGTTCCGTGTGCAGTTCCATTTACACCATCCAGAAAATTAATAAATGCACTGAAACTTATATTTATACCCAATGCTTCACGGTCGACAAAAAAGGCATCTATATCTTCTATAAGAACGATCGAGTCATTTTTAATATCAGATATGAGTTCTATGAATGCTTCATCTGTCATTTGTTTCGAGAATGATATCATGTACACGGGTTTTTTGTACTTTAGGGCGAGGGATTTCACTATGCTCGTCTTTCCGGAACCAGGTGGGCCTGTCAAAAGGAATGACGTCTTGTACATTCTACCGAATTCAAGGTATCTTGCCTTTGAAGAGTAAAATGTGTCTAGATGTGAAATGATGACATCTTTTGTTTTTCGTGGAGTATAAATTCTATCAAATCGTTGACATGGCACTTGTCCGTGCAACTTGAAATATCCCCTGGAAATACCCGTGTATACTTGAATGTGTGATTCTCGAATATCCTCATCCGAGTCGGTGCATTTGTCACCAACAAACTTTTGTAATTTTTCGAGATTATTGTGACTCACTGTTATCCTTGTGTAGTATCCGGGCACTCCTCCGCCCGCGCTGATGGGTTTTCCCTCTTCTGAAAATGTAATCTCAAAATCGTCGTACATGTATTTTCCAGTAGAAGGACATAGATAATTTGTTCGATCTTGTTCAACGTGAATTGTAAATGTATTTGAATTTGTCTTTCCCGTGATATTTTTCAGGAACGTATGCTGATATGGTTCTTTGATGAATATATGGTACATCCTACAGTATGTGCGTAAAGTGTCTTTAATTTAAAGATAATATAAACATAAAAATAAATGGCCATCACCACTGTAAATGCTTTTAATGATATGATGGAGCAGTTTCTGAATGAACTGAATATGACATTTCCAGAAAACAAGTCTGTTGTCAAGTTTCAGGCTTCATTTGAGTTGCTCAAGAATACAACCCCCCGTAAGGTTCTTGATAACTTTATGGATGCAATCACGCCGTATACGAAGAAGATCATGGCTCGCGATGAGACTTTTATTACCGAGGATACATCAAACATTCCAACCATTTCAGAAATTGATCTGAGTACAATTTGGTCACAGGCTTCAGATCAGACCAAGGGGGCGATTTGGCAGTATCTTCATACGCTTGTTATTCTCGGTACAACAATTAAGAGCTTTCCAAGTGATACGCTTTCAATGATTGAGGAACTCGCACAGAAGTGTGCAGGTCAGATGGAAGACTCACCACTTTCTCTACTCAATCTGATGAATACAATTTCTCAGCAAAAGTAAATGAACGAAGTTTTTCGATCAGATCGTATATTACAGTTCTGGCCGACACCTAAACAAACTGCAAAGGAGCGCGTCATGGCCACGACACGTTTCATTTTGTATCTCTCATGTATCTTGTACATAATTCGTCGTGATGTTAGAATCCTCCTCGTCGGTGCCCTATCACTTGGTGCACTTTATTACATGTACAAGAACGGTATGATTTCAGATCCAGTTGTAGCTTACAAACAAGGTTCAGCAAAGGATAATATAATGAACAATGGTTTAGGAAGTTCAGTAGGTCCACCTGACAGACAAACAATTAAAGAACAGTGGGACAAGATCCACCCATATATGGAAGGACGGTGGTTTTCCGAGCATAATTTTTACACAGCACCTACACTTGAATCATCTGATTTTATAGATTCAGCATACGGGGGTATGCGCGTGCCCCGTTGCCGGGACGACCCTCGGTACTGTGACACAGAGTCGCGATGGGGACGGGGGGTAGAAGAGACACAGCATAGAGCACTCTAAAAATATTGGTCACAAATAAATGAACCCCGAACAGATGGTAACCATAGAGGACACGCTTAGACCTCAGTCAACATTTGACTTTAAGAAGCAATATTCAGACCAGGCGTACGATTTCCCAAATTTGTACATAACCGCCGATTTTCCAATCATGTCGTGGGATCCCGTGAGCACGTATGCAGATGATCAAAATACGCGATTCCAGATGAGATACATGAATGGAAAAAAATCCGTTCATTAAGTAAATGGATGCTTTATCCATTGCCGCTGTACTAGGACTTGTTATCGCTGGTAGAAACTTTGGACAGGACAACGATTCCCCTGCAATTGAGAAGAAAACGTCAATTTTGGCCGGGACAACGTGTCCCACTAACAGAGACCCTCATGATCACGTGAGCGATTCTCTGGAAACTCGTAATATAACGCCCGATATCGGTAGACGTATAGGTAGCACGATTCTTCCACCAAAACAGGAAATACCGAGCCTTCAAGTTTCAAATCAAGTTCAATTACCATTTGGGCAGCCTGTATATAACACATCAAATAGGGAAAATGTATCAAACAAGATGAATAATCTAGCTCCAGTGAGCAGACTGCAGATAGGCCCTGGTTTGGGTGTTGGTGCAGATGTTCCATCCGCCGGTGGGTTCCAACAGTACTTTCGGGTTCTTCCCAACAATCCAAATGACGAACGTCTCATCCAATTACAGGGAAATACTGGCGGACCTCCAAATGCAGTTGTGAAGAATGGGGCTACAATGACAGGAAATTTGACTCATTACCCTGATAAGGTGTACCACCGGGACCCGGTTCAGAATAGCGGCCAAGGGCAGGGGGGTGCTCTTCGAGCTGAGGAGAGTCGTCCTGAACGATACACCAAGACTGAACGACAGACAGTTCGCTCTGAAACTGGATACAGACAAGATCAGGATGACGTTCAATATGGCCAATCGTCATACTTTGTGAAGCAGCCTTACGCTGATCTTTCACAGGGTAGTACGTTTAAACAACTTCCGCGGTTCACGGACAATAGAAGCAAGCCTGATCGTGCAGCAAATGGCCAAAAAATGAATGTTCGTGCGGATCCTCTTGACGCGGGTGGTCTGGTGACAAACCTTCGTCGGGAGTATGAAACAAACGAACCTGGTCCTGCAAATGGAACTCGATTCCAGCAGTATTCAAATAATGAATTTTATAAATTTAATGAAGTCAAGTCTCAGCCTAACCCATGGGCTGATAATTTGTCAATGGCAAAAGACGTCCTGAAGAAAAACGCGTACGCGTTGTCAATAAATTGACAGGTCAATTGACAGGTCAATTGACACGTCAATTAGTTCATTCCAGCGCCATAGAATGGCAGGGCACGGAGGGCGCGAGGACCCTTCTTGGTGCCCGCATTCTTGCGAACACGGCGGGTGGAGAATAGCTTACCAAGACCAAGGGACGGGCTCTTGTGGCCGCGCACTGCTGGCTTACGTCTATGACCATCAACCAGCACGTACTTGCCACCACGTGGACCCTCCATGATCTCACGACCTAGAGCATTCATGATACCAGTCGCAGTGGGCTGAGAGCCCAGGGTCTTACGGTACACCTTGGTAGTACCCCGGCGGGTGAAATAGCCACCCTTGCGACCCTTGAAGATGGTACGACCCTCACGGTCCTGAGTTCCAGTGTTTACAGAGCCAGCCATTTTTGTTTTATACCAAGAAAAAAAAATTTCCATAAACTAAGATGTCTGGTGGTATCACTCAGCTTGTAGCCGTTGGTGTTCAGGATGCATACCTATCAGGAAACCCTGAGGTGTCATTTTTCCGCTCATCATACAAACGGTACACTCATTTCGCGTCCTCTGTAGAGAGCCAACTTGTCCAGGGCTCAATTAGCGCAGGCGCAGTTTCCCTTGTTCGGTTCGAGAAGAAGGGCGACCTTCTGAGCCACGTGTACTTTACCGCACACAACAAGATACTAGGAGCACCCGACCCGACTGTAGATTGGTCCAAGATTATCAACAAGGTGGAGCTTCTGATCGGAGGTCAGATTATCGATACTCAGGATTTCCCTTACATATCCAACATAGAACCAGTTATTGGTGCCCAGACATATTCCACTCGTTACCTCCCGGATAACGCAGCCTCAAAGGGATTCTTCCCCCTGAAGTTCTTCTTTTGTAAGGATTGGCAATCTGCAATCCCATTGGTGGCGCTACAGTACCATGACGTTGAACTCCGCATCACCTGGGGCTCAGCAATTCCAACTGATCAGAATGGTTCTAATTACGATATCATGTGCTGGACCAGATTTATGTACCTTGATAATGATGAGCGCGAGTACTTTGCCAAGAAGTCACACGATATGCTGATTACGCAGGTGACTCGCAGTTACACGTCCAATACCGCAATGTACGAGTTTGCTCTTTCTCAGCCCGTAAAGTGTGTCGCATTCGAGTCAGTGAATTATACCGCCGCGTACAAGACAACTCCAACACTTACATCGGCACTTAAATTCAAGGTTCAGATTAACGGAAACGATATTGGTGACTCTCGTGCTCTGTATCATTGGCAGGATGTGAACCAGTATTATCTTACACCGAATGGGTACTACCCTAACGGATGCTCGGTTACACCGCCCGCTACAATCCTCTCAGGTGTGACGAATCAGACACTGTTCACTACATCCAACGTCATATTGGGTATGCCAATTTCATTTACTGGCACAGTTCCAACTGGTCTCACGGCTAGTAACATATACCAGGTGAATAGCGTGATACCTATTTCATCTGGTAATCTGTTCCAGATTGATCAAACCTTTAATGCATCATCTCTGTCAACCCTGACTATTGGTACAGGTAGCGGATACGCCGGAATGACAGCTACATGTACATTTGCTGCTGGGTCGCCGATCATAACCGTGCCTTCTGGAAATATACCTGGAATATACGTAGGAGCACCAATTATATTTACCGGGGGGGTATTACCTAATAATATAACCCCTTCAGAGGTATATTACATATATTCTATTCTCAGTACGACAACATTTGAAATTTCAACAACCGTTGGCGGTGCCCCAATTGTTATAACTGGTTCACCATCTGGAACGACGACAGGTACAGTTCCTCCGTTTGGCGTAACCGGTACAGTCACATATGACCCAACAACTCTGTACGCTCCGAGCACTGCAGGTCTTTCCGTAAACCAACCGGTAACGTTTTCGGGTTCGTCCATACCAGCTGGTCTCACTGCAGGAACAACGTACTATGTAAGTAATGTAACGTCTTATTCATTCCAGGTTTCACGTAACGGCACAGTAGCGACAACTGGACTTATACCGGGTAACCCAACTGGCGTCACGACATTCAATGTCATAGAAACATGCGGTTCCACAAACACCACCTCAAACGTTGTGATTGTTCCGTTCTGTCTCGACACGTCTAAGCTCCAGCCAACAGGAAGTCTCAATTTCAGTCGGATAGACACGTTCCGACTTGTCATGCCACCCAACGCATCTTTTACGCAGATGATGCAGTCTCCTCTGTCACAGTATTTCTATGCTGTGAACTATAACATCCTGCGCATCCAGAATGGAATGGGGGGAATTTTATATGCAAGCTAAAGATAGTATGAACCAATGGAGAGACATAAAGCGATCGCAATACCCGTATACTTTATACAAGGCGAACCGCATTTTCTTATTGTCCACGACAAGAGATTTAAAGAGTGGACGTTCGTTACGGGCGGTTGTCGAAAAAGGGAGGTGTACAACCCTTTGAGATGTGCACTCAGAGAGCTCGAGGAGGAGACTCGAGGGGTTGTGAATATTAAGCACGGAAGTTATTCGTACTATACATTTTCAGTCAAGGATGCATATGATGATGTACTTAATGTGTATCATGTATACGTTCTTGATTTCCCCATGTCACTAACAGATCAAGAAAAGATGATTAACCAGTTTACGGCAAATAAAGAACTTATGGATACGAGTCGAATCAGGTTCCAGAAACAATATGATGAAAATGATTTCATAGAGTTTGATACGATAAACGGAATAAAACATAGAAAAAATATATGGTCAATGATTCAGGAATGTGTACTAAACAATATGGAATTTCATAATGCATTGTATTCGAATAGTAAAATTAAATTTACCATAAAGAATTGATGAATATATATACCAATGAAAGAAATATCAAAATGGGTAACACGGGACGGGGGGTCAGCAACACATTTATTGCTTGATGGTGGCGTTCTCAGGGAATCTGATGGGTTCCTTGAGGCGTATGTGCAAGACTTGATTCACGGGCACAAACTCTGTGTCGTTGAAAAAAAGACGCACAAATTTAGATTTTTCGTTGATGTTGACTTTGTGTCTTCTGAGCATGAGCTTGATTTTATCAAGGTGACTCATGTTATTCACGGAATTGTTAACATGGGTCAGTGTGTACTCGCTCGAGCAAAGCCTCGAAGCGTTCCAGAGGGTCAAAAGTATGGCATGCACATAATTTGGCCAGAGTCCTCAGTTACGAAAGAAAAGGCACAAGGTCTTCGAATGAAAATTCTTTCAGAAATGGGATCTGATTGGGAGAAGATTATTGATGGGAGCGTATATTTGGGTAGTGGGTTACGCATGCTTTGGTCATTTAAAAATGAGCCAGGGAGTACTGTATACATACCATGGGGACGATTCTCGTCAGATGGTGTATTCAAAGAATTTGTGAATAAGGCGCCTAGTGTTGACTTTCTCAAAATGTTCACTATTCGAATAGACAATTCTGATTCAAGTAGTGATGATGATGAATATGGATGTG